GGTATTGACACAGCAAGAAATGTCGTAGCAACAACTGTCACGACTGCTACCGAAGCCGGTGCAGACATGGTTGGAGCTGTTGCTAAAGACGTTTCCGGTGTAGTTTCTACAACAGCAGAAATTACAGCAGGCGTAGTTGATACAATAGGTGATGAAGTCAAAGACCAAGCACAAGAGCTTGAAGTCGAAGAACCTGACTTTCCTACAGGCGAACTTAAAGAGGACTAGGCAAAGGAACACGAACTGGCGTCATTAATTGTGGCGCCTTTTCTACCTATGCACTATTTACGATATTAATTACGAAAAGTTACAAATATATTTCAGTAAATAGTATGATTGGTTATAAATAATTGTGTCTAATATAAGGATAACTTATATTTAGATATACAATTTATTAATAATTAAATATTAGGAGATGGCTATGTCCACAGCAGCACTAAGGGTGGCGAAGAACATAGTGCATAAAGTCGAACGACTAAGAGAAAACGACAAAGTCTGTCTATTCTGCGATGCGGTTGAGTTTTTAGCATTGTTATCTTTACCACTAGCAATACCATTCTTTATAATGTTTGCAGCAAGCACGCATTTCTAATCTATGGTTAGAGTTAAATTAATTCTTATAGGATTGATTGTGGTGCCATGGGAGGTTCCTGTGGCACTACTCTTACTACCTCATCTTTTTGGTATATTCGGTTCTTGATTTATACCCCCTAAGATAGTACTATAAATAGTATTATGAAAAAGAAACTTCCAAAGAACAGGAATCCTGTCGCCAAGTATGCTAGAAAGTATAACAAGGCCAAGGTCTTTTTGGATAGAACTAAGTACAACCGCCGTAAGGATAAAAAGGTTGAATTAGATCTAGATTAGTTTCTTTATAATAAAGGAGGAACCATGAAGTATTTATGGATAACATTACCGATATTATTATTTGGTTATGTAGGATATGTTGAAGCAGGGACAAAGAATGATATTCATTGTTTAGCAGAAAACATTTATTTTGAAGCAAGAGGCGAATCTACAGCAGGCAGAATGGCTGTGGCACTGGTTACACTTAATAGAGTAAAGGATAAAAGATTTCCTGATACGATATGCGGTGTAGTGAAACAAACAAAATACTATCCTAGTGGAAGGATAGATTTACATTCATGTCAGTTCAGTTGGTATTGTGATGGTAAATCAGACAAACCTACTGACAGAAGATGTTGGGAAGACGCGTTACTAATTGCAGAAGTTATGATAACTTATGATTCAATAGATGTAACAGATGGTGCCTTGTGGTACCATAGTCGTAAAGTACAACCCGAATGGTCTATGGTTTATACAAAAACGGTAAGCATAGATAACCATATCTTCTATAAAGACATTGACTAAAGCATTTTAATTTCATATAATAAGCACATGATAACAGATTTACCACATGTTATAGTTACAGGCGGATGTGGCTTTATAGGCTCACACCTTACAAAGCAGTTATTGGAACAAGGTTTTTGTGTAACAGTTATTGATGACAACAGAACAGGAAGTGTATTCTTTAATCATAACAGCGTAGAATATCATTGTTGTGATGTTGCAGACTTCAATCCATTCACAAATAATATAGAGCCACCATCCGCCATTTTTCACTTAGCCAATAGTCCTAGAGTAAGAAGGGCATTGGAGTTTCCTACGGAAACGATTGTGAATAATGTTTCTACAACTTGTGCTGTAGCAGATTGGGCTAGAGTGTTTAATTGTAAATTATTCTTTTCAACATCTTCTAGCACACAATACAGAGAGTCTTTGCAGAACCCTTACACATTTAGCAAGGTTGTTGCAGAGTCTACTTTAAACCTGTACAGAGACTTGTACAGCTTAGATTATGTGTTGATGTTCTTCTACAATGTTTATGGACCTGGAGAGGCAGACTATGGACAATATAGCACAGTCATTAGAAAGTTTAAACAGGATTATTTGTCAGGCAAACCTTTGACAATATTTGGAACAGGTAAAAAAGAAAGGGACTTCACACATATAGATGATGTAATACAAGGCATGATGCAGTTATTGGCAGATCCTACTGCTCCTTCTGTAGCACATTTTGGTAGTGGTAATCCTAAATCAATCTCATCTATTGCAGATTGCTTTGATGCACCTGTAGTACATACCTTTGACAGAAAGGGAGAAGCAGAAAGAACATTTTGTGAAAGCCCTTATATAGAACCTACTTGGAATGTACATGAATATATTAAAAAGTGGGTTCAGGAGAATAAAATTGGAACCAAGAGTAGTAATTGACAATACAATAGAGATGACGAAAGAAAAGGTAAGTGATATATTTTTAGTAACAAAGGAGTTTCATACTTCTACAGAGTTCTCACAATATATTGAAAAACTTGCATTCAATACAAGTTCACCTTGTATGGATATTATCGTTGATTATTGTATTAAAAAAGAAATAGAAATAGAATCTGTATCTAAGTTTTTAACAGCAGCGTTGAAAGCAAAGATAAAAGAAGAAGCATTAGATTTAAATTTACTGAAAGAAAAAAGAAAGAACAAGTTACCATTGTGAAAATTTTTATATCTATTGCATCTTATCAAGATCCTTTAACACTTACGACTATCAAGTCAGCATTGAATAATGCCAAGAATCCTGAGAATATTGTAATAGGTGTATTAGATCAAACAGTAGATGTATTAGAAGACTTGCCGGACAATGTAAGGTATAAGTCATTACACCCTAAAGAGTCTAAAGGAGCATGTTGGGCTAGGAGAAAAATACAAACAGACTTATTTGAAGGAGAAGATATTTACATGCAGATAGATTCTCACATGCTTTTTGAAAAAGATTGGGACAAAAAATGTTTAGAACAATATGAAGAATGTTTCAATTGGACACAAAAACCTTTAGTTACAGTCTACCCTCAAGGTTTTGAGGTATATAAAACAGACGATAAAAAGTATTATAATCAGGAAGGTGTAGAACAAGACTATCCTTTTATATTTAAAAGATCTTTTGAAAAAGATAACAATACCCATGTTCTGATGTCTGATAAATGGTTTTTTATGGATGAAAATTTAGAACCTGGAAAACAAAATTTCTTTCAACAAACAACAAGAGGGAAACCTAAAGGATATTATTTAGGTTATGGTTTGGCAGGTGGATTTATTTTTACATCTGGAAAGTGGGTAGAGGAAGTGCCTTATGATGAAAGAATATATTTCTCAGGTGAAGAACAAACATTAGCTCTTAGATCTTTTACAAAAGGTTGGGACATTATTCATATACCTGATGTTCCTATTATACATTGGTACAATACAGGGGATATGGAATTAAAAAGAAAAACACATTGGGGAGCAGATGCAGATCCAGAGTTACAAGAAAGAAATCAGAATCATATAAAAAGCGCTAAAATTTTAGTAGACAAAATACTTGCGGGAAAAGAAAACGGTATATATGGTTTGGGAGATGAAAGAACATTACAAGACTTTTATCAACGAAGTGGTATAGATTATGAGAACAGAGTGGTGATGCCTGAGAAAGCAAGATTTCTAGTGCAACAACCACTACAACCTATGGATATTGATTTTGAATAATTTAGATAAAGGATTTGAGGCATACAACTTATACCTATCTTTAAGGGCTCACTTCCATGGTGGCACAGGCAAAAACTTTGATATTACAACAGGTTACAAGAAAGTTAGAACATCTTATGAAACATATAAAAAGAAAGCAAGTATAGCTTCTATGTTTAGAGTTCTTACAGACAGATATGATTACGATACAGTACATGATATAATTGTATCTAATTTTGCTAATGGAGACAAATACGGAGGCATGCCATTTGATAGTAATGCAATGGATGTCTATAAAGATTGGTTGTCAAGAAAGAATAAAAGAACATACCAATTTGAACAAGATTTAGATTCTATTTACAATAGAATGCAACAGGATAATATAGAGGATTGTACGGTTGATTCTGGACACCCTCTTATTATAAAGATGCTATTAGGAAAACAAATAGCATTGGAGACAGTCGTTATATTAAACCGTGAATTAAATTTTATTGATGAATATAAGGACGATTTGATACTTAAAGATACATGTATGACGGTAATAAAATATACACCATTCTTAGAAGATAGTACCAAAAGGATGTTTCTTAAGTATCAAAGTCTTATAAATAAAATTGCTAGGACTAGAAATAGTTCTAATACAACGGAAATATATTAACATACAACGCAATACGGAGAAAAAATATGTCGTTTAATACACTTTCAGACTTGCGCTCACAGCGCGGAAATTTCGATAACTTAATGAAGGAAGTCGAAAAAATCTCAAACCCTCAGTCAAACTTTAAAAAAGGTGACGACCGAGAATGGAAACCCACAGTAGACTCAGCAGGTAACGGTTATGCCGTTATTAGATTCTTGCCCTTATCTAAAGGTGCTACAGAAACTGAGGTTCCTTGGGTAAGAATTTTCAACCATGGCTTTCAAGGTCCTGG